TTTAGATTTTGCTTTCTTTTTAGCCTTAGCTTTTAATTTATTCCCTTGTTTTTGTAAGAATTTTTTAGTTTCTTTTGGATATTTTCTAGCAAGTCTTAATACTTCTTCTTCAAGTTCTTTTAAATCATCTGTTGAAAAAACTCCCATTTCTACTCCTCTTTTCTTACACAAAAAACTTCTATGAACTGATTATCTTTAAAATCTCTGTTGAAATATATAACCTCATACTTCAATCCCTCATAAATAAAAAACCAGTCCTTTTTTATTCCAAGAACTGATTTTATCCTAAATATAAATTTGAATTGATGTTGATTTTCTTCTGTTCCAGCTTCTCCATTTTTTACACTAGAATTTAAAGGAACTATTTCACAGTATGCTTTTTTTAATAACTCTGACTTTTTCTCATTTTCTCCAAGTTCATTAGTTGTGTCTATCATAGTATAGACATCAATAAGATGTCTTAATCTCTTAGTTATATCATTCAAAGTTATCACCTACTTGTAACTGAGTTAATAGACTTCTGGCTGTATAACTAAGGTCTTTACTTTCCTTTTGCTCTCTGTTATCATACCAATCTTGAACAAGTACACAAACTAGAATTTTAGACCTTTTAATAAACTTTTCTTTTGTTGCTTTTTTATCAAAGTCATTTATTGCATCTCTAAGATAATCTATTGCTGCAATCATTAAAGATTGCAACAATGTATCATCCTCATTGTAATCAATTCTTAGATAATTTTTAGCTTCTTCCAAAGTTAAAATATCTTCCATATTAATCACCTATTAAGCTGTTTCAATTTCAAGATATTTCATTGCATTTTTATCAACTTTTTTAATATCAAATCTTTCTATTGCTCTAATATAAGTAGCATTCTTAGTAAATCCAGCTTCAGTTGATACTGCAAGTTCTAAACCTTCTCTGTCAAAGAATGTTATAAATTCTTCTAAATCTCCAACAAATACTGGGGCTTTTGTTCCATTCATTTCTAATTGAGCATCTGATAACATAATTATTTCTCTTCCTTTAAAAAGTTTTTTAGTTTCATCTTGTAAGCTAGTACCTAAAAGTGGTCTACCTTGCTTATCTTTTACTTTGTCTAAAATATCAAAATAAGTTTGATTCATAAAAACTTTTGAATTTGATGATATTGCTGGATCTAATCCTTTATTTAAAGCAGTTGTTATTGCATCATAATCAGTTGCTTGTTCTGGATTTAAAGTTTTTAAAATAGTTAATATCTTTTTGTTTTCTGTATTTACAGCTTTTTTAACGAATCTTTTACCTATATAAGCAGTTAAATTTGCATTTTCATCTGCAAGTAAACTATTTGATATTGGGATAATATCTCCATAGTCAGCAACATTATATGTAACTTGTCCAAAATCTATATCAGATTGACCTATTTCATTCAATTCTTCAAAAGCTATTAATTCACCTGTTCCATCTGTTTCAACAGGCATAGTTCCCTTTAATGAAGTTACAGGTAGAATATTACAATATTCTTTCAATGCTATTTTGTTCCTTCTTAATTCTTTTATTTCGTTGAATTGCTCAGTTGGTACTAAATATCCACCTTTTCCGTCTGTTGCTTCTACTTGCCCTGGTGTTCCAGCTGCATTTAAAAATTGTTTTTCTTCTTCTGTTATAGATTTTCCTAATAGAACTCTATTATAAATTCTATTAACATTCATTTCTTCTTTTGTTCCTAATGGTGCTTTATTACCTTTATTCATAACTGTTAAAGCCTCCTCTGTTTCTGCTTCTTTTATTCTATTTTCTAAATCTTTAAAACCATTTAACTTAGCATGTGCCTCTTCAATCTTTCCACTATCTTTTAATGATGTGATCTCATTTTTAAGTGTTTCTAATTCCTTTTTTAATTCTACTGATTTTTTCATAATTAAATACCTCCTGTTAATAATGCAATCTCAATTTCTTTGTTTAATCTATCAAGTCTTGCTTGTTCTTTTTTATTTTTTTCTTCAACATTTTTTTTATTTAATAAACTTTCTGGAATATGCTTAAATTTATTTTTTGTTTCTATACAGTTTAAAAATTCGACTTTTTCAGAAGTTTTTATATTAAATACTCCTGGAGCATCTTCTCCAGTAAACCATTTTTCTTCTTTCATAAAGTCATATATTTGCTCTCTTGTTACACCTTCAATAGCTTTTTCCATATAAGCATTAACAAGTCCTTCATCAAGTTTATTTAGAGTCTCAATATACTTTTCTAAATCTCCAGCATTTCCTGAAACTTTTCCCCAAGCTCTATGGATCATTAAATAGGCATTACTTGGTAAAATAATTTCATCACACCCAAAAGCAATTATAGATGCAGCACTTGCAGCTATTCCATCAATATAAGCTATTGTTTTTCCTTTATGATTTTTAATCATATTAGAAATTGCTATACCTGCATAAATATTTCCTCCAAAACTGTTTATATGAACATGGACCTCTTTATTTTCTGCTTCTTTTAAAGCATCTTTTATATCCAATGGATATATATTAGTATCTTTTATTCCCCATACTTCTTCTAAAAAACCATCATTTTCTGAATCACTTTCTATATCGCCATTGATATAAATTTCAGTAATTTCTATTTGATTTCTTATTTCTAACCACTTATTTTTACTCACTTTTAGCACCTCCTTTTTCATAAGCTATTCCTAATTTTTCTAATGGCACATAACTTCCATTCATTACAATTACATCACCTCCATCTATTGCAGTAAGTCCTGCCTTTTTTCTAGCTTCATTTATTGTGTATATTCCACTTTGAACATACTTGGTTAAACATTCAGCTTGTGTTTTTAGATCCCCTTTTAAAATACTTGCTACATTAAATTCAAAATGTAGACCTTTCAATCTTTCACTTTCTGTAAGAAGTTTTATGTTAAACTCCTCTTCATAAAGTGTCAGAATGTATAAAAGAGTATCAATATAAAAAGTCAAGTTTTGCATTTCTGAATTTGAATAACTTGACTTATCATAATCATTTAAATGGTTTGGCTTTACTCCAAAAGCAGCTGCTATTTGTAAAGCACTATATTTTTTTAATTCAAAAAATTGACTATCAGTCAACTTTAAATCTAGTGGTACAATATCCATTCCAGGTGGCAATGGTAGTATTCCAGTTGGATTATTTTCAGTATTAATAAATTCTTCTATTGCTTCAAGCATTTTCTTTTGTAAATCTTTGTTTAAATCTCCTGTGTATCTTAGAAGAGCCTTAGCCGTCAATCCTCTATCATATAAATTATTTAAGTATTTTTGGCTTGCTTTTACTCCATTTAATGTAGTTGCCAATGTTTCTCTTACCGACATACCTACAATACCATCTTTGCTTAAACCACCTTTTAAATGTAGTATCTCATCTTTTTGAAATAGATGAATTTTACCATCTTTGTTATATTCATAATATAAATCTTCTTTACCACTGAATATTTTTGCATTGTCTATCCATATTCTAACTTTTTGAGGGTGTAAAGGATAAATACCTACTAAATACCCTCTATTATCATAACTTAGATAAGCATAAGCATTCCCATGATGGTTTCTCCACATCTCCATTAATGTCATCATAGGTGTTGAAGTCATAAATGGATTTGGTGAAAATTTCAATTTTTGTAATGCCTCATGATTTAATATTTTGTTATTATCATTATCCTTCAAGTGTAAAGATAGTTTTCCAACACTTTCAGATAATACTTTTAAGCAAGTAAAATATGTTACTTCTGATAAATCTGAGCTTACATTTATTCCAAAAAATTCACCAAAATTCATAGAATTAATTGCTGTTTTCTGCTTTTTTTCCTCTCCTTTATTAAAAAATTTTCTAAATATATTCACTCTCTCACCTCCTTTTATTGATTAAATCAAGCCATTCTTCAACAGCTTCATCATTATTTACTGTTTCTTTTTTATTTATTAACATAATCTTCCAGGCATCTATTATTGCATCAACAGGATCTATTCTATTTTTTTGAGATTGTTTATCAATTTTTATCTCTCCAAAACTATTTGCAACAGTTGTAGCATTAGCAATAGACCATTTTAATAAACTATTTCTCTTATCATATAAAACTTGAACTGCCTTAACTGATAGAGCAAAATCCACTGTTGCATCATTTAAACTTTTAGCAGATTGTTTAACTTCTGTTAAATCACAATCTAAAAAATCTAAATCACTTAAAAAACTTCCAGCATTGTGAGCATCATAACCACACTCTAAAATTTTAATATTATATTTTTCA